GACGCGCGGACGGTAGACAGTACTGAATTGGTTATCGTCGCTGTCGTTGATAACGATAGACGTTAACGGCGCAGATAAATCAGGATTAGAACAGTTTACAATAAACACGTTAGGTTTGCCGTGCCTGTCGCTCATTAGCGTATAATCCGCGCCTATTACGCTATAACGGTCTGCAAGATATTCTATGTTCGATTCGACCGCTGCGGGCGTCAGTTGGATAAATCCGTCGTTGTCGACATATGCGCTGCTATATGACATTTCCGCAAGCAGCTCGTTGATGATTGTTAATCGGTCTGTCCCGACTTCCCAATCAGCGCGATCTGTGGATAAAGTTAGCTCGCTGTCCTCTATATAATAATTCGTTATTCCGATTTCAGTTAATATATCATACAGCGCGTCCGTGTATAACGTGCCAGCCGCGAAATATAGCCGTTCCTCTATCCGCGATTGTTTTAACAAAAACAGGCGGCTATATCCCTCTATTTCTATCATCGTCATGCCGTCGTCAGATATGATCGTTTCGCCGGTAATGATGTAATATCCAAGGCTGCTTTCTTCGCCGTTGATATTGATAACAACATGCAGCTCGTCGGTTAAAAAATCTACTCCAGCGGAGCGGTAATCGTGGAATCGACCGTGAATGACAGTTTTCAATTCCGAATCGGCGGTCATGGTTATGTCAGGCGCGTCGACCGCGTATATCTGCTTTATTCCGTCGCCGATCGCTTCAAAGCGGTATGTTACGTCAACCGACGATGTATTCAGTATCATACTCGATCCTCTCATTATAATCGACTTCCGTAATATTTAGCGACACGTCGTTTAACACTCCGACCGTCCGATTAATGCCGTCCACTATGCCGATTATGCGGTTCCCGCGCCGATCCTTAAATATAACTAATTTACCGATTAGCGCCCGTATCGCGTCCGCTTCGGCGGGCGTTTTAAACGCATAACGCAATGACGCCTTGCGCGATTTTTGGTTAGAGTGAAACGCGACAGGGAAATCACGCCCCGCAAAATAGCGGTATGATACCGTGTCCGACTCCGTATATCCGCGCGTTAATAGTCCGCCCAGCGCATAGCGTAACGGTATCCATTCTTCGCCGTCAGCAAGACGAATAATGTCGTGCTTTAGCGACAACGACAATTCCGCAGGGTTCGATAATGTATAGTTGCTGCCATAACGCGGCGCGAGTATGGCATATGTGTGTTCACCCGCCGCATTATCATCTTTGTATGACGTATCGGCGGTGCGGGCTATCGGCACGCCGTCGCGCAGCACATAATAATTCTCATAGTCACCGTCGGTGACCCAGCTAAGCCCGGCGCCGTAACCGTCTTGATATGCCGATAACGCTATGCCCGCGCCCGGAGTGTTGCGTATGTCGGCGTAAATGGGGTCTGTCCATACCGACCATATGCCGGTATCGCTTTGCGTTCTAACAGTAACAGGATAACTGTTATCTTCAAAAAACCGCGCCGGGCGATGAACGCCGTCAGCGCTAAACACTGTGCCGCTGTCATAGTTGCCTATGCGCACCTGATATGCGCGCTGCTCGACCGCCGACCATGTTATTGTGGGCATTGGTGCGTCGTCGCAGTTAACATCTGATGTGCCCGGGTTCATCCGCACGGTAAATGACGCTTGTACCCAGTTAGTCGCAGATGTGCCGTTATCGGCATATGCGCGGACGCGCCAATAATATTTACCCGTCGTAAATGTGCCGCTGGGTATGGTGTGCGACGTTTCCGCGCTTGCAATTTTATTTGCAATTGTAGTCCACGTAATACCGTCTGTGGAATATTGCAGATCATAATGCGATTGCGGCTTGTCGCTGCCGTATAACGACCAGTCGAATACAGTATCATTATTCCCGACAATGATTTTACTTGACGGATGGACAATTGATAATGTCGCTTTATATAGCGGCGCACCGTAAGTGATAATTACATCGATATTGCTAAAACCGCCGAACGCAGCGATTTCACGTTTAAAACCTATACCGTTTGTTATAAATTTGCGTGCGAGTGATGTATTTGTTATATTTACGTCAAAAGTAGTGTTCGGGGAACGCGACGCGCCGGTAACGCCGATAGCATTAGCCGTTTTTATTGCGTCATATATATGTTCGACGGGGAATAATAACAGTTTATCGGGCAACGCTATTATTTCAACATCGTCCATCAGTCCACGCGAGTGAGTAGTTATCCGCAGCACCAAACTGTCAACAATATAGTTATCAGCCATAGTCCGTTCATCTTCTATTGTGCTGCCCCAGCAATTAGCGATTGTTAAATATTCAATATATTCTCTATCGCTAAATACCGGATCGAGGTGCGGTCCGCCTACGCTTGACACTTCTGGATTAAAGTCGCTATAAATAGTTGTCGCGCCGGTTACTAAGTCCCTGTATTTTCTATATTGTCTGAAAAAAGTATTTAACGTACCCATTATCCTACATACCCCGCGCGCTGTGAACGTCTTGCGTCGTCCGCTATGCGCAATACATCGTTAAGGTTTTTTACTTTGCTGACATCGACCGTGACATTGATGTTCGTCGTTTCGGTTATCGGCTGCGCCGGAGTAGTTGTGCGCTGACTGGGCATAAACATCCACGCGATTTTGCCGTCGTCGCCAACCACCTGCGCTGTGGTGTGATCGCCGCGGTCGAGCTTTTCATTTTCCATTAGCTCCTGCGCCCGGAGCGCGGCTTGCGCCGTCAACTCCGCCAGCGCCTGCGATTTATGCATTTCCTCAAATATTTTTTTAGCCGCGTCGTCGATGCTGTCGCCAATCTTAACACCAGCTTTAGCCGCCGCCGCGTCAACAGTCACGCCGAGCGATTCGACCGCGCTGGTGGTATTGTCAAGCGCCGTAGTCAGCGCTTTTGTTTGCGCGGATAATGCTGGTGTTTCTTTTTCATCTTTGGATTCGCCAAAACGTTTACCGCCACTTCCGCCTCCAGTTGTTTCGTCCAGCGTCCCAGATGCTTTTTCTTCCTCCGATGCGGCGTTACCGAATATCTTTGCCAATATCGGCAGCGGATTCAATGTGGCAAGCGAAGCAAAGCCTGCGATAATCCAGCTCATCCATTCCGCGCCGACTTCGCCGAACGTTTCTACCATATCGGCGCCGGTCAGCTTTTCGATAAGTCCTTCGATTATTGTGGGGACGATATTCCCCCACGCCTCAAGGATTTTTCCGACGTCGAGCAACGCCGCAAACAGATCCGCGCCGGCGTCGCCCATCTTGTCTTTGTTGTCACTTGTTGTCAGCGCCGTAATTATACCGTCAATCAGATCCGGGATCGCGCGCGCTAACTCCATGATAATATCAGGGAGCGCGTGAATTATAGCGCGGAATAACTCCATCGCCGCCGCGACCATCTGCGGCTGCGCGCCGACCAAAAATTTAACAATGCTTGTTATCAGTTCCGGCAGCGCGTTGACAAGCTCCGGGATTGCGTTAATTATACCCTGCACAAGTCCGACGACTATATCAAGTCCCGCTTGTAATATGTCGGGCAGACGGTCGGCAAGCCCCTGCGTAAATGTCATTATCGCATTTACGGCGGCGGGGATAATATCCGGCAGCGCTTCGGCGATGCCGTTTAATAAATGCGTGATAACATCGACGCCCGTCAAGGCGATCGTCGGGAACATCTTTATAAGCTGGTCGGCAAACATGCGGATCGCGTCAAACGCCGCGTCGGATATTTCCGGCAGCTGCGACATTATGCCGTCTATCAGGTTTGTTATTATACCTGTTCCAGCTTCGATAATTGTCGGTGCTTGACGCGCGATAAACTCAACAGCTTCGCGCAGCACATCGCCGAGTACGGTTGTCAAGCCGTCGATGCCGTCAGCTTCAAGCGCTTCGGACAAGCGCGCGATCCAATCGTTAACCATCGGCATGACGGTATCTGCAAGCGCCGTTGTCAATTCTTCGGTTAGTTGTCCTTTTAACGCTTCGACGTTATCCTGTAGTGTCGCAAGTTGTCCGGCAAACGTCTTTGACTGTTCTTCCATCGCGCCGTAAAACCGACCGCCCGCAGATGTCGCCGACTCAAACGCCGCCGCGACCATGTCGGCG